TTGTGACCGTCTATGGCTGCATTACGGCACTAGGCCGGTTTAGGCTGAAAGCTTTCTGTCAAGTCGGTCGAACTCCGCTCTCTGCCCTGCGACGAAAGCCATCTCCAACTGATAGCGGAGGCTCGACTCGGCGATATTGATTGTGCGCATGCCGAAACGCACATCGCCCCTGTTTGGCTGTGATTCATCCAACTGCAAATACAGTATGAATCTAACCGGATAGATTGTCAAGGGGAATCTCAACTATTTTTAGAGTGCGATAAACTATTGATGCTATGGCACTAGGTAGACCAGTGGAATCAGTTCCTCAAACTGTTGCCGAATCAGCTCTTGCGTGGATTGCAGAAGGAAAGCCTCTACGCGAATGGTGCCGAATAGACGGAAATCCATCATTCGGAACAATTTACAACTGGATTAAAAAAGACGCAGACTTTGCTGAACGCTTCGCGCGCGCGCGTGACGTTGGCGAGGATGTGATTGCGCAGGAATGTCTAGCGATTGCCGATGATGGCTCAAATGATTGGATGGAAACGAAGTTTGGCCCCCAAGTCAATCAAGAGCATATTCAACGTTCTCGCTTGCGGGTCGATACTAGGCTAAAGCTACTCGCCAAGTGGAACCCTAAGAAGTATGGCGAACGGATCGAGCACACTGGCGATCTCAGCATAAAGACTGTCCTCGTGCCATCGCCAGCTAAAGAACTGGTAGATCGACCGCTTGCTCTGCCGGCATTTGATGATGAGAATCCCGAATAACGGTCAAACTTTACCCAAGATTTGGTCAAACTTTACCCAAGCGAGTGGTACATTGTACCCATGAGTCTGATTCAGGCTAGATGTTGGAAATGTGATCTCTGCGGGTGGGTTTGGATATACGTGGAGGGTCGCAAGAAGCCTGACCGTTGCCCGAGCAGGGATTGCCGAAAGCGCTCATGGGATCGTGGCGAGGTACCTAATCCTCCCGTTAGCCTTGCTAGGATGACTGTGACGCCTATCAAGCCCATCCCCTCATTGCCTGCTGGAGTATCGCTAGGAATGCCTGCAGCGCTCCCGCCAATGGCCGATATTCGGATGTGTCCCTATAAGGAGTACGATCCGGACCTTGGGGAATGGTTCGCCTGCGGCCGTCCGGTCCACGATTACAAGGTGAAGCACACGCGCGGTCGTAAGCTATGACAGCGATCGTCAATGGCGTGCTGGACGTAAGCAAGTTGTGGGAACCCACGGCGAAGAATAAGGTTATCCGCAGGTCGAGTGCTCGGAACCGGCTTAGGGTGGGTGGAACGGGCTCCAGCAAGTCTTCAGACGCGATGATGGAGATAGTGACGGACTACCTGCTTAGGTTTCCGGGGTGCTTTGCGTTGATCTTGCGGACGACCATGCCGGAGTTGGAGCGGTCGAATATACCGAACTTCAAGGCTTATGTGCCTAGTGAACTGTATAGCTATAACGATACCAAGCACATAGCGACGTTCTACAACGGGAGCAAGTTGTTCTTCAGCCACATGCAGTACTTCACGTGGAAGGAGATGGAGGCTTACCAGTCTTCTAGCTTTCCGGTCATATTCCTGGATGAGTGTGGTGGGATACCTCTGAGTGTATGGCATTTCTTTCAGGCCCGCAACCGTGTGAACCCTGAGTGCCGACAAGACCCAGAGGGGAACTGGCCGATTCCGTGTCAGTTAGGAGCTACGAATCCTATTGGTGCGTTCTGGTCGGAGTACAACGATTACTTTGTGCGGAAGTGTCCGGATGGGTTGCCGGAGGGTACGCGGAAGGACAGGAACGGGAGGTACTGGAGTCCTGTTAGGGGGCCGGCGTCAAATCCCAAGGTTTCTGAGGACTGGCACCTGGAGTACGACCCGTATGAGTGGGAGTACGTTCATTCGACGATTATGGATAATCCGCATATGTTGGCGAAGGACCCGGGGATTGTGGATCGGTTGAACGCGATGCCCAAGGAGTTGCGGGAGAAGTTATTGGATGGGCGGTTGGATACGACGGTGGGTCAGTATTTTGATGTGTTTGACCCTAATTATGATGTGGTGAGTTTGAGGGATGACCCGGAGTCGGTGATCTGGCAGTACTGGCAGCCGCGGTGGTTGGGGTGGGATTGGGGCAGGGCTCATTGGAATGCGGTGTTTTGGTTTACCAAGGCGTTGGTAAGACGTGGGGGTGGAGAATACAGACTCAAAACCATCTGCTACCGGGAGTACGTGGATCGGGGACGGGATTACGTAGAGATGGCGGACGTGGTGGCGAGGTATACGCGGATGGGGTTGCCGTTGCAGGGGGAGCAGGAGCCGGGGAAGCGGGGGATGGATTACCGGGCGGCGTATTTCAGTCACGAGAAGTTCGCCAAGCAGATGGAGGCGGAGAGTCCTGCGGCGAAGTTGAGTAAGGAGTTGATGACGAGGGGATTGCAGGGGGTGACGCGGGGAACGATGGATAGGGTGGGGAGGGCGTCGTTGCTGTATCACATGATTAAGAGAAGGGAATTTGTGATTGTGGATTCCTGTCCGGAGTTGATTCGGGCGATTCCTCAGATGACGCGGGATGAGGATAATTTGGAGGATGTGTTGAAGGTGGACACGAAGGCGGATGATTGTTATGACGGGGCGAGTCTGGGACTGTTCGGGGAGTTGGGGATAGGGAGAAAGCCGCAGGAGGAGTTAGATAAGGAGAAGGTGGACGCGCAGACGGATATGCAGAGTAAGCACTTGTTACAATTCAAGTTGACGATGGAGAGGGAAGCCAGATGGAGAGCCGCGGAGGAGCGCAAGCCGGCGCACTGGGAGTGAGGATGATGAAGACCAGGATTGTTAAGCTTTATCAGCATTGGGTGGTTGAGTTCCCGTTTTCGGTGGTGGTGTACTGCGAAACGTGGCGGCAGGCCCGTGAAGCATTCCAGCATTTTGATGAATATCTTCTTTCGAGCAGGGGTCCGTTATGACGGAGAGCGAGAAGCTGGCGCATAAGGCGTGGATTCTGCTGGCACAGCATGGGTGGCCGCAGGAGGCCATAACGGAGGTGAGCGACCTTCTGATTGGGGCTGGATACAGGCGCTGTTTAGAGGATCAGCGGAGGGCCGCTATATATAAGGATACGATGATCGAGAGAGTGACGAGGGAAAATTGATGGTAAGGGTAATGTAATGTACGACTTGCTGGGAAAAGGAGAGGAAAATTGAAACTTCCTAAGTATCGACGTTACCTTCGCATTGCCCAGGAGAATACGTGGTGGTCGTGGTTCAAGACAACGACGTATGGGCTGCCTTATTGGGTGGTGGATCACAGCGAACCGTGGTTAGGAATTGAGCGCCGATGAGCGTGCGCGAGGTTTTTATCGATTGGCTGACGGGATCGAGGTATGTCCGCTCCCTCGAAAGTCGTATTGTGGAGCAGCGGCAGGATTGGACGGAGCGGCTGGCGGAAAAGGATGAACGGATTCGGGAATTGCGGACGGAAGTTGCGGGGCTGAAGTTGGAATGCGATAGAATGCGCGTAGTCATCGCACCAAGGTTTGCTGGGGTCAGGAAACCTCCAGTTGTGCCTGAGTTTACCGGGGCGCTGGACTGGCAGGCGGAGTTGCAGGAGATGTTGAAGGCGGACGGGCTGATTGAAAAGGAGACGCATGGCATACCGGAGTCAGGACGGAAAGCAGTTCACGAATCGCCCTCCGATGCGGGCGCATGAGCGCAGCGTGACGCGGATGGCTGGGAAGCCGGAAGGAGTCGCGGAGAAGGTTGATCCCCTCGCACAGCCAGTGGGTGAACCGGATGGGGATGAGCAGGACGGGGCGGCAATTGCGGAGGCTCACGGGCCGGCGCAGGAAGTCCACCTGATGCACGACCATGAGGGCGAAATCCACGAGGTGCATAGCGTGCATCCAGATGGGCACACGCACATGTCGAGCCATCACAAGAGCGCGGCGGAAGCGCACGACCATGCCAAGAAGCTGGCTGGCGGCGAGAGTTCGATGGAGCACGGAGAACCGGATGGCGACGAGGCGGAATACGAATAGGGGGCGTGATGTACGGAACGAAGACGAAAAAGGTGGACCTGGGCAGCAAGGGCAGTTTCACTGAGCATCCCGGAGCGTTGCACCGGGCGTTGGGTGTGCCTGAAGGAAAACCCATACCCAAAAAGGATTTGCAGGGGCATCATTCCGGTCGCCTAGGTAGAATGATCGCGTCTGCCAAAGGTTTTTCCGCCATGAAGCACGGATAATATGCCAATAGGAACCGTAGGGGAGAAGTACGAGCGGTTAACTGTTCTTAGCGTGAACGCTGGAAAGCGCCATTCTAAGGTAACGGTCCGCTGTGATTGCGGAACCGAAAAAGTTATACGCTTAGGCAATTTTCGTCATGGGCGAACGAAGAGTTGCGGATGCTGGAGAAAGCATCTTGCACGGACACGCGCTTCGTATAACGCTAAGCCAGCGGGGATGTCGGCTTCACGGACCGTTTATTGCGTTTACCTGAAAGACGCAGCCAAACGCGGGTTTGACTTAGCTCTTACGTTCGATCAATTTAGGGAAATAACACAAAGGGTTTGTGCATATTGTGGTGATCCTCCAAGAAATATGTGCGCTCCGGCAGAGTCTCGCAGCCCCTATATCTATAACGGTATAGACCGCATGGATTCCCTACGTGGCTATACGTTGGATAATGTGGTAGCGTGCTGTCGAATTTGTAATCGCGGAAAATCTGACCTTACGATGGTTCAATGGAGTGAGTACCTTGACCGTCTGAGGT